ACCCGCACTACATGGCAAGCTGCCGCGTGGTGGCTTGAACGGAAGCACAAGGCCGACTGGAGTAGCCGGGTAGAGCAGACCGGCGCAGACGGTAGCCCGGTCAAGGTAATCGTGGAGTACGCAGACAAACCATAATGCCAGACATACGATTGGTTCTCCCTAGACCTCATGAAGCACAGCAGGTGATAATGGCACAGGCAAGGCGCTATAACGTCCTTGCCTGTGGCTGAGTAGGTCGAAGATTTGGTAAGACCACGCTCGGCGGTAACTTGCTCAGTGACCCGGTGCTGATTGACGGGCTACCTTGTGCCTGGTTCGCGCCTACCTACAGGCTCCTAGAAGAGGCATACGCGGATCATAAGCGTATCTATGCACCTGTCATCCGCAGGGCTGTACAAAGCCCAGCCCCGCGCATCGAGCTTATAACCGGGGCGGCAATCGATTATTGGACTTTGGATGACCCGTCTACGGTTGCCCGTGGTCGTAAGTACAAGCGGGTCATCATTGACGAAGCGGCAATGGCGAGACACTTGGAACAAGCCTGGACTGAAGCAATACGCCCAACGCTAACAGACTACAAGGGGGACGCTTTCTTTCTCAGCACTCCCAAGGGTAGCAACTACTTCCGCACCCTTTACAACCAAGCCGCTACCGATGCCGACTGGATGTCTTGGCAGATGCCAACCACGGCTAACCCGTGGATTGATCCAACCGAAGTAGATAAGGCTGGGGAATCACTGCCTAGCATCGCTTTCCGGCAGGAGTACTTAGCCGAGTTCGTGGATGCGGCGGGCGCTCGTATCAAGCGGGAGTGGTTGCGGTATGGCGATTGCCCTGAAGGCCTACCTACCTACATCGGGGTTGACTTGGCAATCTCTACTAAGTCTGAAGCAGACTACACCGGGGTTGCTGTTGTATCCCGTGGTGACGATGGGACAATCTACGTTAGAGACGTCAACCGTACCCGCGCGGACTTTGCTTCCGTGCTGCGCTTCATCGAGATGATGGCGGCTAAGTGGAATCCATCTATGATTGGCATCGAGCAGGTGCAATACCAAGCCGCTGTCGTTCAGGAGCTGCTAAGGCGCACGAAACTTCCTATCCGGGGCATCCGCCCAGACAGAGACAAAGTGACCCGCTTTGCCCCTCTGGAAGCCCGCTATGAACAATCACAGGTTATGCACTGCCAAGGGCTACCCGCTTACTTTGAAGATGAGTTGCTATCCTTCCCGGTTGGCAGGCATGATGACGTGGTGGACGCTCTGGCTTATGCGTGGCAGGTGTGCGGATCTAAGCGAAGTTGGGGAGCCGTCTAAAATATATCTCCCTATACCCTTGCGAGATATACACGGGCGGTGTATATTGTTGACATCCAAGGGGATATGGGAGATACGGATATGAAACGATACTTGGTTCAGTGGATGACAAACGGTAAGTCTTACGGCTACTACTTCGAAGACTTTGCAGACGCTACAGACTACGCGCAACTCAACGGTGATAAATCAAAAATCAAAGACATAAAGACAAACGAAATGCTTCTAGCCTTTCAAACAAAAAACAACCAACGCTGGATGATGACACCAGATAAGAGATGGCATAACTTCAATCGCTAAACCCACAGGCCCCCGCAAGGGGGCTTTTTCTTTTTGTGGGATACTGAAGCCATGGGTATCTTTGACCGCTTCTTAGGCCGTAAAGCCGCAGCCAACCCGACACAGGCATTGCCATTGCCGCTTAGCCAGTCTAGGGACATCTACCTCACTGGGTACGGCTCTGGTCAGCTGCAGACATTGCTACGCCGGGCGCTCCCTGGAAGTACTAAGGACTGGGCTAGAGTAGCCGGTGACCTTGGGCTGAACGGTGTCGTGGCATCAGCCATTGACTGGTACGTTAGGAACTACCCACAGGCAACACCGAGACTCTACCGACCGGTAGACAGCCAACAGGCTGAACCGGTAGAAGACCACCCGGTGCTACAGCTCATGGCTCAACCGGATCCGATGATAATGGGTAGCCTTTTCTGGGGCTGGTGCATCCAAGACTACAAGTTGTTTGGCAATACTTACCTGAGAAAGATTCGCTCTTCCACCCGTGGCACCGTGACCGCTTTGCAGTTTCTACCGCAGGACATGGTACGCCCGGTAGGCAACGGCGTAAACCCGCTAACCCACTACGTCTACACCACGGATGGCCGTTCTTTTGATATCCCGGTAAGTGACATGATTCACATCCGGTACGGCAGAGACCCAAGCGACATCCGCATTGGTAGAGCGCCGCTCACCGCTGTCCTGCGCGAGATTGCAACCGACAACACCGCATCCACTACCGCATACGGCTTACTTGCTAACGGTGCTATGCCATCGCTTATCGTCGGGCCTGATGCCAAAGAGACAACCGTAGACATGAGCATGGATGATGCTCGGCAGGTCAAGCGGCAATTGCACGAAGACCTAACCGGGGACGGTAGCGGCGGCATCGTGGTGATGACCGGTGCCTACAAGATGGATAGGGTATCGTTGACTCCTTCCGAGCTTGCTCTGGATTCGGTGAGACGCGTACCGGAGGAGCGTATCTGTTCAGCCCTTGGTATCAACCCGATGGTTTTAGGGCTTGGTTCAGGCTTGGAACGGTCTACATACAGTAATTATGAGAGAGCGCAACAGGCGGCTTGGGAAGACGGCATGGTGCCGTTGCTCCGTACCCTTGCGGATGCTATTACCGCTGACCTGCTGCCGGAATACCCTGAGACACAGCAGGGTGATTACGTAATGTACGACCTTGAAACCGTCAGGGCGCTTGCTGACGATATGCAAGCGGAAGCGGTAAGAGCAGAGAAACTTTACAAGGCGGGCATCATTGATCGTGCTGAAGCCAAGCGAATAGCCGGGCTGGAAGCCGTGCCGGAAGACGAAGGGCAGCTACACCCAACGGCAATCCCAGTACAAAGCGGTGGTGGCTTTGAAGGTGCAGCCGTTCGGTCTTACGATGTGAAGTTCCGCCCAACTGAAGCAATGCGGACAGCGGCACAACGGGCGCTTGATTGGAAGGCTGAAGGCTTTGATGGCGGGACGCGTATAGGGCTTGCGCGGGCTAACCAGATCGTCAACGGGGAGAAACTTTCCGAAGACACGATACTGCGGATGTATTCTTTCTTTTCACGGCATGAAGTCGATAAGAAAGCCGAAGGGTTCAATGCTGGTGAAGAGGGCTTCCCTAGTCCGGGGCGTGTAGCCTGGGACTTATGGGGCGGCGATGCCGGGTTCCGCTGGTCAACCGCAAAGCGGGACGCAATGCAACCAGATGGCAAGAGCCTTGACGGTGACCACGTATGCACTCCGGGGGTAGTGTATAAGAGCCACCCTTTTTACGGGTACGAGCTGGAAATCAGCTCAAGCGAGTAGACACCGGGACGGGCAGGATTTATGCCGCCAGTCAGAAGTACCGGAACGACCTGCTGGAACGTGAAGGCGTAGCCATCAGCCGTATGCAACGCGCATACAAGGCGGCAACCAAGGCGAGTATCGATGAGCTTGAAGCGCTGGAGGGTAGGATTGCCGAACGTGAAGCCAACGGGGAACCGCCGAGCGAAACAATCCTCTGGATGCGTCAGCGGATCATAGATAACATTGAGGAACTCGGAAAGAACCTCAAGAAGTTCTCGGTAGAAGGGGCAGTGATTACAGCCGATGGGCAGCTACAAGCCGCTATCCTTGCTAATGAGGCAACGCCGCGCCTTGTGGAAGCGGCAGCGGGTAAAAAGCCCGCCGGGGTTACCCTTGGTACTAGCTGGACAAGTCTACCTGACGAAGCCCTGCAGGCCTTTGTCGGGTTCGCAGGCGATGGTAGCCCTTTGGCTGTCTTATTCGATGCCATCCCTCAAGTAACCACCGATGCCATGCAGATGGCTTTGGTACAGGGGATAAGCCTAGGTGAAGGCCCGCGCACGGTAGCACGGCGGGTACGCAAGGCCGCTGATATCGGGCGGCAACGAGCAGAGACGATAGCCCGTACTGAGATGATACGAAGCGCCAGGGAAGCCCAGCGGCAACTATACACGGAGAATGGCGCAGTGACCGGTTACCGCCGACAGGCTACGCAGGACGCGCGGGTATGCCTTGCTTGCTTGGCTCTCTCCGGCACACTTCAGGCTACAGATACCATCATGCCAAGCCACCCGAACTGCCGGTGCGTGATGATACCGGAGACCCTCAGCTGGGCAGAGATAACCGGCGATTCATCGATACCGGACACACGCCCAAAGGTTGCAACCGGTGAAGAGATTCTAAAAGGGCTAACACCGCTTGAAGCTCAGCAGATACTAGGCACCGCCCGTTACAACCTTTACAGCGAAGGACTACCGCTTAGCGACATGGCAACCGTGGTACAGAATGCCGACTGGGGGCCTACTACTAGGGTATTGCCGCTTAGAGACCTAGAGGGATACCAACCGGATCTAACGACATATCTATGAAAACGGCACTGTGGGATAGTGGGTGTATGGACTTGCTGACATCTTCCGTAGACGGTATCAAGAGCGACCGGTTAGGCTACGTCAAGGGCTACCTTGTGCGCTTTGGTAATACCCAAAGTGCTGACCTTGAAGGTGATTACTTTACTAAGTCAACCGACTACGGTTTTCCTATGACCGAAGGCAAGCGCGTACCGCTCAACGTCTACTACCACCACGGTATGGATGCTGCTGTAGGTAAGAAGAGCATCGGTACAGGCTACATCAAGATGGACGATGTCGGGCTATGGTATGAAGCCCAACTTGACATGGCGGATGAGTACGGCTCGATGATCGCGAAGCTCTGCAAGCAAGGCAAGATGGGCTTTTCCTCCGGTGCTGCCGGTCATCTGGTAGAGCGCAAGAGCATGGGCGGTGCCGCTGAAATCACACGCTGGCCTATCGCTGAAGCAAGCATAACGCCTACACCTGCCGAGTATCGTAACAGCGTCAAAAGCCTAAAGGAGTATTACGGCATGGAGCCTATGATGGATATGGAAGAAGAGATGGTTATGTCTCCAATGCCTGAGCAGTCCCCGGAAGAGTACGCCGTATCGGTCTTTGATGAGTCCGAAGGTGACCTAATCCACGAGGGGCTTGAAGCCTACTACGATGCGCTCTGCGGAGCCATCGAGATGGTTTCCGATCAAGCCATGGCGGATGCTGTTATTGATGAATTTGCTCGACGTGCTAAGGGGCTATACGCCATGCACGGTATGAAGAGCGTACAACCCGCATCCCTGCGGGGTGTTGAACGTCGACTGCGGGATGCAGTCGGTCTTAGCCGGGCGAGCGCCAAGCGCTTAGCACCTGTAGTCTGGGATTCACTGCGGGACGCAGACCAGCCGGAAGTGCAACCGGAACTCGTAGTCCTGGAAGCGAAAGCCTCCACCGATAATGAGCGAGCCGACATACTGGCCCGCTTGGAGTTGTTACAACAACTATGAATCTGACACAACTACAGAATCAAAAAGATTCTGTGCTTGCTACCGCGCGGGAGCTTGCTTCCGGTAACGGTGACCTTGCACAGGTCAAGTCCCTGATGGCTGAAGCCAAGGGCATTGAAGAGCGCATCGAGATT